TGTCCAATAGTTTCTTGTACCTTGTTTTTTCCAAAATTTACCAAGTTTATTTTTATCAAACCAACACCATTCACCTTCTTTTGGGTGCCACTTTACACATAATCTTTCATATAGAGCAAGTTTTGATTCTTCATCGTCACCTGGCATTATTTTAATTTGCTTAATTTCTACAGTAGATTTTTCTATTACCCAATCACCTACTTTAAACATCTTTATTCCTTAAATTTCACAATCACTATAAACTAATTTTTGAAGTGCTTCCCAAGTAATTACTCCATCTTTGAAAAGTTGAAGTAATTTACAATCAATATCTCTAGCATAGGCAACACCAGCAGGAACTAATTTTCTTTTAACTTCATTTTTAATCTCAGTTTTGATTCTTTTTTGAAGAGCTTCCTCAGAGATTAATTCTTTATGATAAATTTTCATAGCAAATACATCTACATAACTTTCATATGCTTCTATTTGAGTTTCTGTATATAGGCCTGGTTTATCTTTATATTGTTCGATGATTTCTTTAGCTGTTTCCACTGCGTCTAATAATTCTTCAAAAGTATCTATACACTTGAAGTCAATTATTTCTTTACTTCTTGTAGCATAATATTGATTGACCCTTTTAGTATATCCTCTTTTTGCCTCATCATATTCTTTGGTGATTTTTTCTTCTATTTGTGATTCGAGTTGTTTTAATTCTTCAATTGTCATTTTCAATCCTTCTATATTTTTAAATTAATCTTCATCATCCACTACTATTTCAAAGAATCCAACGATGTCGAGTTCTTCTTCTCTCCCATAATAGCAATGTATATATTTTTGTTTTTCTTCATCCCACTGAACAATACCACCTTGGTATGAACTGCAATACATTCTATTATTTTCTATTTTATTTGATTCATCTAATGGTAACCATACTTCTTCACCATTGGAATCAAATGCCTCAATATGACTAAAATATTTGTCATTGTATGGTGAAAGGTCTGTTATATAATCACCAATTTTAATTCTTTCTTGTTTGATTTTATTGTTTAACTCATAAACGATTTCACAGTCTGTGTAATAAACAGCTTTTGATTTTTTCATTATTTCTGTTGCTTCAATTAGTTTTTGTTTCAAAATTTCTATGTTAGATGTCATATTTGTCCTTATATCCTATGATACTTCAAAACCAAGATCATATAAATCTTGTTTATTAACAATTGAGTATTTTTCAATTGTGTCAAAAATATATTCAGCTTCTCCTAGACTTTCAAAATCTAGTTCCATACCAAAATCATCATTCCCCCAAGCACAAACTCTAAAGGTTCCATCATTCAATGGTAGTAATGAAATTTGAATTGTGTTATTTTCAAAATTAGGATACCAATCATCAGTTGTTGGTTTATAAATCTCTTTCTCTTCTAATGTCATTCTACTACACCTTTATAATAATTAGGATAACTTTTATAATCTGTAATTGCTTCATCTAAAGTTACCTGAACTTCATCATACATAGTATCAATAAAAATTCTAAAACCTTGAAGTCTTTTTCTCATTTCTTCTGAAATACCATTATTTTTACAATAAGTATCTACATTTATTGCTTGAATGTTTACTCTTGAAAATAAATCTTTTGCCAATGTTTTAAATTGTTTTGCCATTTTAACCTCAATTTATATTTTATTTAAATAATTATATCAAAATAACCTTAAACCAATATTAAAATTTGAAACTTATTTTGTCCACTCAGCAAACTCTTTGTTTTTGATAATATCATCAATGGTTGCTTTCAATTCTTCCCAGTCTTGATATGAAAATGAACCATCAATCACAAGCTCATCACTAAACACATCAGCTACTGTTCTTCTATGTTGTTTTACACAATAAGAATTTGGGATTACTTCTATTTTTGTAGGTAAAATTTTATCCAATATATTAGGACAAGTACCATCATCTTTTTCTTCACCTATCACAATGCTCATATTTGTCCTTTATAATAAACATAACTTTGTAATCTACACTTTAAACACTTGTACCAAATTGTTTGATTGTCTGTAACTTCACTTGAATCTTCTTTGACACTTTGAATAACAACTTCTGTTGAACTACAGTGTCCACATTTCAAATCTTTTAATTTTGTGATGGTTGGGTTTTTCATTGTAACTCTATGTTTATAGAATTATTATATTTTGAAATTTTATATAATGAATCCTTATATGATATAGTCGAAATTCCACTATCAATATATTCCTTTAGCATATCTAATGATGGAAACATATCATTGATTTTAATACTACCTACTAACTCTTTTTCAATATTATCTTTTGTGCAATTAAATCTAATTGTGAGCCAACTTCTTAAAACACCTTGAATTATACCAAATTTGTATAGATATATAATTTCGGTTCCTTTGAGCTCTTTATCTAATTCTTCTACGATAGAATTATAATCCAAACCATTTAGTTTTCTAGTTAGCACTTGTAAAACACCAGAATTGGTTTCAAATGCAGGTGTATCAACTATTTTAACTGTATAGTTTTTCGTTAAGTAATTATATATTGCGTTTGCGATTTCCAATTGAGGTTTTGTATATTTTTCGTCAAATATATTGTCCATTTTTTAATCCTTTGTGGTATTTTCATTCTTCATCTCAACGCCTCTAACAAACTTTCTGGTAATGATTCAATCACATCAAAAACTCCCCACTCAGAAGCTTCGACTAAGTCATATATGACTTGTTTATTTTGTATGTTATTCATTTTTATGAATTCTTCAAGGAACTCTTCTTTGATTTTCATTCTTTCCAGTTCTTTATACATCTTTATTCGCTTTTCAACCATCACCTCATCATCTATGGTAGAATGTCTGATAGAATACTCTCCTGAAAATCCATAATATTGTTTATTGTTTCTTCTATGGTTTTCAAATTGTGGTCTGTCCAATTCTACACCCTGATAGATATAATCCTCTCCAACTTTCTTATAGACTTTGTACTCATAAGTTGATTCGTCTCTACTCTCTCTATATTTTGTCCTGTAATGATTTATCAAAGCGGAAACCTTGGCATCGCGTAGTTCCTGTTCTGTATTACATTTTTCTAAAAGATCTATTGATGACATTTTAGTCCTTTGTATCAGGAATAATTGCATCCCTTGCTGAATCTAAATCTCCCTTAAAATCTACATCAGGTAAGATTGTTTGTGGTTTAAAGATAACTCTATAATGATAAACATTTACTTTTGAACCTTCAAGTTGTTCAGCAAAATATGTCACATTGTCTGACAAGCCAAGAAAATGTTTTTTATACGATTCTGGTCCAGTTTTACAAGTAACGGTAAGTTGTCCACCTTTATCATAATTACCCAGCGCACATTTACCCTCTAAAGTTAAAATATATTCACCTGTAATACCATTATAGAAAACTATTCTTCGGTCTATTTCAAAATTATCTGCTGCTTTTGATAAATTTTCAGATGCTACATCAGCATCACTACAACCACTAAATAAAACACCAGCTACTACTAACCCTAAACCCAATTTTAAAAACTTTTTCATTCTTTTCTCCTTCATTTAATTTATAAAGTAATTATATTAAAATAACCTTAATATAATATTAAAATTTTAAATTAAATATTCCAAACCTTATACCCATTACAGGTTTGCTGTTTATACTCATTACAGGAATATTCAACTCCAGATTTTCTAATTACATCAAAGAAATACTCAATACCATCAGCCCAATATCTATCATCTATATCACCCAACATAAGTCTATAAGTACAATATCCAACATTAACATCAGCCCAAAATGGCATATCAGAGCTACAAGAACTTGATAACTCAATTTTAATGTCTTTTACAACATTAGGATTAAGTGTACCTAAAATTTCTTCTAATCTTTTGAAACTTATTTGTTTAACCACATTATCTCCTATTCGATATACCCATTTAATCAACTTTACCAAGTTCTTTTCTTCTTTTCTCTGCCTCTTCTGGAGTTAGACATATAATATCATCACGATTGATTTCTTTGACCTTTTTTATAAAGCAAATTACTGTTTTGAAGAATGTTCCAAATCCCCAAGTAGTATCAGGTGATTTTTTAAACACAAATCTATAACTATAAAGTTTTCTAGGATAACCTTCAACTATACAAGTATGTCCAGTATTTTCGTTAACTGATACAAACTGATATTTTGCGGTATAATCAGTTCTGAATATCTTTAAAGAGATACTACTAGAACCCACGAAACCAATTGCTATTACTGTTGAGTCCTCAATTCCAGCCATTGAAAACATCTCAATATCTTTTCTAAAACATATTTTCATTTCTTTATCCTTATTTTCGAGTTACTTGTACCAACATCGTACACATCTAAATCTCTGCTAATTAAAAGTTTCATTTTACTTCCTTTACAACATTTAAACTTAATGAGTCACTTCTATCATAGTATGTAGAAATGTCAAATAGTTCGTTCACTTCTTCCGCATAAACAATATTACCATCTTGCATTAATAATGTGAATTTTTTACCATTAGCATTTTCAAATTTGCCTAATTGTTTAAGAGTGTTTTTAAGCATTGTACAGATTTCGTTCATATCGGATGGTAAGTAAATCTCGTCTTGAATTTCTAGAACTCTTATATAGTCAGTCTTTACTTCTTCTTTTTTATATTCAGTTCCATACTCACCATATATGAATTTGTCTGTAACTTCGTTTATAGGCTCCCCGTCATAGATACAAATATAACCCTTATTGTAATAATTTTGTAAATCTTCGTATGTCATAGTCTTTCCTTCATTTAATTTATTAATATAATTATAATATAATATCCTTAAACTAATATTAAATTAATTAATTAATTAATTAATTGACCAACCAAATATATGTTAAAATCAATGTTGTAAAATGAAGTGCTTGGTCTAAACCTATGACGACGAAAAACCAATGAACTTGTTTCTTTTCCCATAACTTCGAGGTAACTCTTGAAGTAACAGCATCTACACACCAATGTGCTATGCCATTGACTAAAGCATATAAAGGACTGATGATAATGAATGGAATTGAGTAAACACTAGCGTGGATACTTAGCCATTTGAACGATTTTGACTTCTGTGTTGCCATTTTGTCCGACTGTAAAATAAAATCTGCAATAAAATGTAACCAGATTAGTGTTAGAATTGTTGATATTTCAATCATTGGGTTATCCTTAATTTATAAAAAGTATATCTAGTTTGTCCTTTAATAACAATCTTGACCGCAGTATAATTGCGCTTGTTCCATACCATCATTCCAACCTGATTCTCTACCACTTTCATAACCTTCTTGATTACTTGTTTTATATACAAGTTTGAATAAATCATTCAAGTCATTAAAATCTAATTCTACATATTGTTTTCCCGGTTCTCTAAAAGATTCATATAATTTTTCAATATTAATACTATCGCTTTTCAATGTATCAACAACATCTTCAGATAACAAATTTTCAAAATCTTCTAAACTAAATAACTTAATCATTTTAACCTCGATTTTTTTATTTTATTAATTATATCAAAATAACTTTAAAATAAGTTTAAATATGCTGTTCGTTATATCTAGATATGTCTTTTTGTTTCAATGATTCTCTTTTATCATACAATTTCTTACCTTTACATAAACCAAATTTACATTTCAATAAACCTTTAACATTATAAACTTCTAGTGGAATCAATGTATATCCTTGATTTAAATCTAAAAATTCATCAAGTTTATTAATTTCTTTCCTCTTTAAAAGTAATTTTCGTTCTCTTGTTTCATCGTGTTTTTGATAAAAATTAATAATATCTATATTTGAAATATGAACGTTAAACATAAAAACTTCATTCTTTATAATTTTTATAAATGAACCTTTCAAATTACAACGCCCATCTTTTATTCCTTTAACTTCAGAACCAAGTAATACCATACCTGCTTCATAAGTTTTTTCAATGAAATAATCGTGAGATGCTTTTCTATTTTCTATTTTCATTTCAATTCCATAGCCATTTCTCTAAGTTGAAATGCTTTTTCCTTTATATAATAATTTCTGGAGCATGAATTTTGATAAATTCAACGACATCATAATTGATGTAATCTTCGTGAAGTTTAATTGTAATTTCTTTATTTGCTAATGAACGAGAATCACGTTCTTTAAGAAGAAACACACACATTTCTGTAATTGTTTTGAATACTATTGGTTTTGAACCATCCCATGATGACTCATCACTTAACCTATCAAATGTAAGTAACATTTCATAAATAATCCATAACATCCCATCCATCTTTAAGTACAAATAACACTCATCATTAACAAGACTTCTTGGTTTAGATAGATTCTCCACATCCGCCATGTTCAATGTACTCCTTTTCAAGTTCTTTAGCTATCTCAAAAACATCTTTTAATGATCCGTGCATATATCGTAATGATATACTGTATAGCGGATGGCTATTGTATTTCTCTTTATATTTGTCAAAATTTTCTTCACAAATATTATAATAGTATCCTCTCATTTTTAAAAATTCTGACTGAATATTCATTTCAATTCCATAGCCATTTGTCTAAGTTGAAATGCTTTTTCTAATGTGTCAGTTTCGTTTTTATCATTTCTCCATTCAATAAATCTTGGATGAGATAATGCATAATAATCATTTCCTTCAGCCTTAGTTAAATCATTGAATTGGACTTCCATAATTTTACCAATTAGTTCAGATTGATGAGCAGTAAAGTAATCTAGTTCATCATCCGTGAATCCTGAGCATCTTCCTTGAATTGTACCTTCGTCATTTGAAAATACAATTGAACCAACTTTTCCTTCTCTTTTAGTTCCTTTTGTTCCTTCTTGAAAACCTGTACATCTCATTTCAACTGAAATTTCAAGTTTAAGTTTCAATTGTTGTTTAGAAGTACCATCTTTAAATACACCAGACCAATCTTTTAAAATTGCACCTTCAAATCCTTCAGACATCCATTTTGAAGTTTGTTCTAATGCTTCTGATAAATTGTTAACACATTGAATTGGAATTAATTTTACATTATTGAATGATTTATTAACATGAACAATTTCTAAAAGTTTATCCCATCTATCTGCATATATAGTTTCACAAGGATTCTTTTTATCTTTAAGTCTTGCTTTATTATATTCAGCATGGCTGATAAAATCCCAAAGTTCAAGTACAATATCATCGTGTGGAGGATTATCTGAGTTGATTAAACCATTACCTTTTGAACGTTCAGTAATATTTCTTACTGTTAATTCACCAGTATAGATACCATCTTCAAAATCTTTCATTTGTTCAAAAATTACAGGATACTCATATTCTTCACCAGAACGACTTCTTGCAGTAACAATACCATCTTGTACATTAAATTCTCGGTAAGTTCCATCTGCCTTGAGTTGTACTACCGCAGGAAATGAAATATTTTTTGCTGTTTTATTTGAATATGTATCGCATCTCATATATGTTGGCAAAAAACATTGATGTTCTTTAGAAGCAATTTTATTATATTCTTTCTTACCAAAATTAATACGCAAATCTCTATTAATAATCATTTTAATTACACTTGCATCATTATAAGATAAATTACTTAAAAGATTGTGTAGAAATATTATAGCAGCATTACCAGTGAATTCTCTAGCATTCAATCTTTCTAATTCTAAAAGTGCTGTTTCTAATTTCATAGTATCATTACACGTATATTCTGGAATATTATTCATGGTGATTCCCCATGTCCATTTTACTTTATCATATGTTTTTGTGAAAACATCAATAAACAATTTATTATCTTTATATTTTTTGCAAACATTTCTCTTATGATTTAGTGAATTTGATTCATTAAATTCATTTAGTATAGAAGTTATATTCATATTTTTTTCCTTTACATCTGTGATTTTGTTTTCCTAATGATGATATTTCTTTGTGACAATCTGAACAATATACCTTATATGACCCTAATATCCAACCATCATTTATATATTTTTCTAATTCTTCTTCTTTTATAGATTTATTAGTATTATCTTTTGAAATTCTGATATAATTTTTAGTTGATTTATTTTCACCACTGCCTTTAATCCAACCATTATTTATATAAGTATCTAATTCTTCAAATAAAACTCTTTTCTTAATATTATCTTTAGTTAACCAAGTTGATTTATTTTTGGACTTTGTTTCCAATCTGCCTTCATTCCAATCTTTAAATGTTTCATCATCCGATTGTACTCTTTTTGAAATTAATCCGTTATTTTTCCAAATGGTATCTTTAGTGTGTGATTGGAAAATCCAACCATTGCATAAATATTCGTTAATATTTGTCGCATGTACTGATTCGTAATTACCATTTTTAAACATCCATTTCTTATCTTTATTTGATTTTGACCATTTTGATGTTTTTAACATTTCTTTAAATTGAATTTTTAATAATTCATAATTTTCTAAATTTGCTATATTGTTTTTATTATAAAAATTATTCATCATATTAAAAGCATATAACATTTCTTCAGATTCTATAGATAAAATTAATAAATAATGTGCTTTTAGATGATTAGTATATGATAATTTAGTTTTATTAAAATCATGTAGAGAAAAATCACTATATTCAGGAAAAAGTGATTTTGGTAATATATGATGTTCCTCACCGTTACAATTGAAATCATTATTTTCAAAACAAAAATTAATATATAATTTCAATATATCTTTATCTAAAACATTTACTTTATTTACAAATTTATTAACTATTTCTTCAGTTTTCATTTACATCTCAATTTTATATTATTTATATATGAGATGTTATAAGATCTTTAAAGACTTTATTAATTTGTGTTTTGCCAAGATTAATTTTAAGGTCTCTTCCTAAGATTAACTCAATAATTTTAGCGTCTTTTGCTGGTATGTGTTCAAGAATACTTTTCATTTTATGTAAAGCATCATTTCCAGTAACTTCCCTTGTAGCAAAATCACTTTCTAAATGATATAATGCAAATTCTAAATCTAAATCATCTTCAAGTTGAGCTTCTGGTGTGTATTCTATATTTTTCATAGTGATACCATACGTATATGCAACAGTATCATATGTCATTCTAAGAACTCTTTTTAATAGTTCATTGTTGTTATATTTTTGTAAAACTTTAATTTTATAGTTTGAACCATTTTCTTTATTTAATTCTTGTAAGATTTGATAAATTTCCATATTTAACCTTGTTTTGATTTTTTATATTATATCAAAACTAAGTTTAAAGTTTTATAAATAATAACAAAAAGGATTTAAAATGCCAGCAAATATTGTAAAGTCATTTGCAGATAAAACTGATAAATCAATTGAAGAAGTTGAAACACTTTGGAAAAAAGCAAAAGAAATAGCAAAAGAAAACGGGCAAGAAGAGAATTATGCTTTCATCACAGGCATTCTTAAAAAGATGTTAAAAATTAATGAAACAGATTCTTTTAAAGAATTTTTAATCCAAAATGAGGTAAACAAATATGTCAAAATTTAAAGATTTTATTAACAACATTAATGAAGAAAGAGATTCAGATTATAATGGATTATCTGCTGAAGGACAAATGATAAGAGTACAAATTCAAAAAGCAGCAAAAAATAATCTTATGGAAATTATTGTAAAAGCAAATAGACCACTTGTTAAATTAAAATCTGCAGAAAGTATTAAAGATGAGTACAGGGAAGAAGACTGGATTAAAATTGAAAAGTATTGGGCTAAGCTGGCTGAAGTAAAATCAATTGAGCTTGAGAAACTTGTACAAGATTTTGAAATAAAACTAAATAAAATTGTTATAGAAATGGAAAAGGAAACGGCTAAATTTTAATTTCGCCGTTCCATAAAATACTATCAATCATCCAATTATATCCACAAAATTTATTAGATGCTTTTTCTCTTGAAAGAGCTAATCTACATTCAACATTAGCAACCCAACCATCGCCAAAATTATAACTAAAATTTTGTCCAATGAGATGTTCTTTATCGTTCTTTATACTTTTAGAAATGGTGTATTTATTATTTTCTCCACTCCATTTGCCATTCCAAGAATTATTACTTGGCATTGTTAATTCAAACATTACTCTTTTCATCTTAATTCCTTAGTATTTTTTCTATATCTTTATCTGATAAAATCAAATTATTTTTAAATAAAATACAAATAGTATTTCTTGTAAAATTCTTATTTATTTTAGATAATTCTTCATTTTTAAAAATAGATCTAATAAAGGTTAATAACTTATTAATACCTTTACCTTTACCTTTTACACTTTTATTATTTAAAAAATTATTTAAAAAATCTATTTCATGTTGTTTTTTAAAAATATTTCTTAAAAGAGCTACCCGTTGTTCTATACTTTTTGTCATAATAAAAGAACGAATCCCTCCAACAATAGGAGTTGATGATGCTCCCTTTATACCCTTTGAACCCAACTTACTTAATCTGTCAGCTTCTGTATTAAGTTCTCTTGGTATCCAGTGTAAAGTAATATCTGTATTATTTCTTGAATTAAAAAGTTCAAATACTTCTCTATTTGCTCTATATACAAAAAAATTATCAGTAAATAATTTTACCGTTTTTGATTTGTATTTTGTCAATGAATATTCAAGTGCCTGTCTTAGCGCGATTTCTTCTGCTTTTGATGATACCATATCATAGGAACATTGTATAGTAATACTTGTACTATCATTTGTTGTCATTTCATAAATACCTATACCAATACAATTATTTCTTATGCTGGCATCGAAAAAGACTCTTGGTGTTTTTGCTTTAGAAGACATATTTTTGTCTTACTTTACATAAAAATGTTCTACAAGAGCAGATTTTAATTCAGGATTTCTTTTAACTTCTTTTTTAAATTCAGACCAATTAACAAATTCATAATTAGCTTTAATACCACTATCAATCAAAAAGATATTACATTTATTTTCAACATTGTGATGACCTGATTTAGGACAAAATCCACCTAAATAAGTTTCTTTTTCATCAAGAGCGTTAAATCTAATATCATCATATAATGTACCATAACAAGGACAGTTATTTTTGAACCAAACTGTTGTTTTATCAGGATTGATGATACCTTCTTGTACAAGAAATTTAACTTTTGATAAAAGAGATTTAAATCTTTTTTCTAATGTTGCATCTTTACAGAACCAATCATAAAAGTTATAACAAGAATCAGTTTGACCATTTAAAGTTTGAGTTACAGTGTATGTTGCCATTGTTGAGCCTTTCAGTTTTGTTTTATTTTTTATATTATAATTATATCAAAATAACTTTAAACTAAGTTTAACTCCATAACCATACAGCAGTTTTTTCTCCATAAGTACAAGGAATTTCTTTTTCAAAGTCACCTTTAAAAATGTAATCTCTTACTTTAGCTCTGACTTTTCTTTGAACGATTTTCTCTTTAACTCTTCTGTAGTACGTAGAATCTTTAGAAGTAATTTTCCAAGGAATATCTTCCCCTAGTGTCAAGTTATCTAAAGAAATGATGTATCTTTGTTCAAAAACACTGTAAGGATTTTTACAAATTTCTTCAACAATTCTAGTATTTTTTCTTGTGTTTCTTAGGTTTCCTTGATTTTTAAAAAATACGTACGCTTTATCTTTTAAGTAATTTCTTACTGTGTCTTTCCATTTTCCTTGCATAGTTAAGTCCTCCTTAATAGAACCTAACCTAGACTTCCTTTTACCATTTTATATTCCTTTTGTTTTATTAATATAATTATATCAGGATAACCTTAAAGTAATATTAAATAATTCAATTAAATTTTCCGTATTTTACACATTCTTCTAGAAAATTTTTAAGAGAATCAAATTCTTGACAAAATTCTTCATTGTCATAAAAGTAAAAAACCTCTAATTGCCCATTGTCTTCTAAATATACACTTTCAACAAAGTCTAATTTTGGATTTAATACTTCTGTGTAAAGTGTAGTTACAAGTTGTTCTAGTGTTTCCTGAGTCATTGTGTATCCTTTAGTTTATATAATATATTATATCAAAACTAAGTTTAAACTAATATTAAAATATGTTTTTTATTAAAAAAGATTCAAATTATGTTCAAAAATTGGAAATTCTTCAGGATTATAACTTGTATTTTTTCTATGAGCATACTGTTTATAAAAAATACCGCCGGGTTTTCTATATCCAAAATTATCAACTAAATCATAGACAACGAATTCTTTTTTACTTTCATGTAATCTCATTCCACGACCAATACTTTGAGTAACTGTTGTATATGACTTTAATGGACTTGCTAAAACCATATTATGTAACTTTTTAATGTTTACTCCTGTGCTAAGAAGCTGATAGCCGCTCACTAATATCTGATTTTGTTTTTCAATTTTTTTTATTTTCATAATATTCCTTTGCTAATTTAGATGTTACTCCAACATATTTTATATTTTTTAATTGAAAAAATAATTCTTTATGAATTCTTTTCATAATCTTTTCATCTAAATCAAAACAGGTGACAGTATCTTTTGATTTCAGACCTTGTTTTATTTTTGCTTCATCAGAATGTTTTTTACCAAACATAGCATTTTGTTCTCCGGATTTTCCTTTTTTCATATTAACTTCATGTGAATATTTTCTACCTTTAGATTCAGCGACAAACCCTATTTCTTTTGCTTCAAAAACATTCATTTTAATTTTATTACCCTCACTATTAATAAAAACGGCTTTATTCTTTGAAATTCCAAGTTGAGCAATACTATGATTTTTCTTTCTTTCTTCAGTAAATACTATATTTTTTCCACCCCATGCTAATCCTGTCTCCTCTTTTAAATTTGCCCATTCATTTGATTTTACAATATTATTTTCTCTACTAAATCTTAATGCAGTTCTAATTAATCCAAAACATATATTTTCGTATTGTGAAAATATTTCCGTGGAGTAATCTTTTCCGTGCTTTTTAAGATGATTTAACCAAATAGTACCTGATCCTGTATATGAATGAACATCTTCATTAATTGTTCTTCCAAAATATTTTAATCCTGTTTTATTATGTGTTTTTATGTATAATGTTATCAATAGAATCCTTAAATTAAAATTTTTTTTTTAAATTATTTAAAAAATTATCATCTATTTCATCATCTTCTGTTAAATCTTTTACTAATTTTACAGAACCATCCATAAGTTTTATTTCTTTATTACCGTGTAATCTAATATTAGTATCATCTTCCAATGTTATAGCAAATAAATCTTCTTCAAGAATTTTTCTAGTTAATTCTCTGGTTTTAGCATCATCGCTTCCAGAAATATAATACACACCATACCGTTCTTGAAAATCAAAGCTCTCTTTTCCAGTAATTTGCTTATTTTCGATATTCTTAACTTCTGGGTATAATTTTTCCATAATTCCGAGATACATTGTTTTCAAATGCTCTACATGTTGACCTAAAACTAATGTATTTCCTACATTTTTTATTTTACAAGTTAGATTTACTATCACTTCATTTCGTTTCTCGTGATCCTTAACAAATTTCAACTGTTGTGTAAAATTACTAAGTTCTTTAAAGATACCTTTTTCAACATTATCATAATGAAAAATAATACTATTGATTTTTATAGGTGTAGCTAATCCCATTTCTATCAATTGTGCACTTGTTATATATGTTTTTGGTAATCCAAATAAACCTAATAATTGCATTTTCTGAACCGGGTCTTCAGGTAATGTACCAGTAAATCCCCACTTATATCTACAATTTACAGTTTCTTTAACAATAGCAGATGTTTCAGACGATGCAAATCTATGAGCTTCATCGGTAATTACATAATCAAGTTCATTCAATTTTTCTTTAAAATTTAACATTGATTGCCAAGTACTAATTGTTAGTGTACAATTGAAATGTTTATCAGAATTGCCTCCACCGATTGTATGAGTATCATTATAAAGATCTATTAAATTATAGTCTTTAATATCATTTTTGAATTGAGTTAAAAGATTAATATTAGGAACCAATAAAAGACCTTTTTTACCTTGACGTCTCATAAATTCAGCAATTAAACTAATCGTCATTGATTTACCAGAATTATGATGTATAATTCCATTTTGGTAATATAATCCTATTTCATCATCAATTTCAAAGTCATACCAAATTTGTTCATCTACATTCAAAATATCTAATATAGTTTTATTAGAAACTATATCATTTACATTCAATTCAGTGGCACTTTTTAATTCATTATTAACCATTATATGATGCGTATTAGCGCACTTTAAACTAGTGCCATCATTAAAAAAAATGTGTTTACCAAAATCAAGTTTATTAAATTTTTTTAATATTTTTTTGTATCCATTTGGGGTGTTTACATTTAATTCAATACCAGCATCAATTAATTTGTGTAATTGTGTGTATGTTACTTTCATTTATTATCTTTCCTTCAAAAATATCTTTATTAAAACATTCAGTTGATTTAAATCCATTATAATTAATACTTATACGATTATTATTAAATTTTTTTAAAATTTTCTGCTCATAATAAAAAGAATTAAATATATTATCATTAATTTCAAATATTATATTATAATTTAAGTTAAATTTTTTAAAAAATAACATATTATGTTCAAATCTACCAGATTTAACGGTTAATGTGGTTATTCCAATTTTCCAAAATTCAATATTTTCATTATAGAAATGAATATAATATAATTTACCTAAAGTATCTTTATCCCATTCTTTTCTTATTCCTTGAGATTTTCTTCTATTAATATCATCTTGTTCTTCTTGTGATTTAGATTTTAATGTTTCTTGCCACTTTTTCTGTCTTTGATTCCATTTTTCAGTACCTAATTCAGAACCATATTTTTCAATACATTTTTTTAATGAAAATGTAGTTTGTCTTTCTTTTAATAACTGTTTTGATTCTAATTCTGTATATCCTTTATCTAACCAATAATTTAATTGATTTGAATAAATGCCATCATATAATTCTGGCGAATTTTTTCTTTTTTCCTGAAACTTCAATGACTTTTTTCTTTGATTTTCAGAATTATTCATATTTTTACATTTTCTTTTACAATAATCTTTATAAAGTTTATTACCTTTTGTAAAACCATATCTTTTAATGTATTTATCAATAGTGTGTACGTGCGGAATATCATTAACTATATTAAATAATATTTCCTTTATTTGATAAAAATCATCATTTATTAAATTAAATTTTTTTCTATGTGTTAATAAAATATTTAAAAATTGTAAAAAATCTTTTTTATTATTTTTTATTTTTATTGATTTTTGTAAAACTGTAATTTGCGTATAATTATAATTTAAGTTAAATTTTTCATTTAATAATTGTAGAGTTTTCTTTTGCATTGTAATTCCTTTGATAAAATTACAAGAGGTAGTATAATTTGGTCAGACTACATTTAGAAATTCAGCCAAAGTCCGACCAAAGAGTTGACTGAATTTCTAAATATCTCTTGTATATTATTTATAATTTACTTAAAATGTCTAATAATTCATCATCACTATATTTGTTTGAAAATACTTCTATTTCAGATTCACCATCTAAGCAGCCTGTACACATACGGCTGATTTGTTTACTTTCTATAATACAATCATAGAATGCTCTGATTTGATATTTGTATGGTTGAAATGGTAATACTTGAAAAACTTCATCACAGAATTCATCTAATTGTTCATGTGAAAATTCAGGTGTATTTCTTACTATAGATGGATCAATTCCAAATGATTTTAATAACCCAAGATGACCGTTCATTACAAGTAATTTACTATCTACAACCTGTGCAAAATAATCGTAAGGTGATTTGTAACCGGCTTTAACCAATGGGTCGAAAAATGCTCCTGGTCTTTCTACTTTTAAATAATCACTTATACTTTTTAATGTTTTTTGTTCTGCATCAATTATTGTAAATGATTCATTTAATTTTTGTACTACTATATCCTTCAATCTTTTCCTTTATTTGATTTGATAAATCTTTATAACCATTTCCTGTTGGATGAACATTGTCTTTTTGAATTGAAACACCTGAAGTATCAATAACCATATCTTTAAATAAATCTGCGGTTTGTTTAACAGCTAATCTATTCAATTTATTTGGAATAACCCAAATAACATTACCTAAAATTTTTTCTCTCAATTCAATCAATTCATTAAATGTATTTAAATTTCCATCATTTGAGCCAAGACTGATTATTGTAAAATTAGCAGTTTTATTAATAAAAATATTATTAAAGTTTTTTGAATTTATTCCTACTTTTGTCTGGCTGCTACATTGCGGTAAATATGTTGAAATACCTTGAGCAATGCTATCTCCTATAATTAAACATTCTATCATACAATTCTCCTATATAAAATATTCTGGATATTTTAGTTTAAAATCTAATTTTGTATCAATATCAAAATTTTCTCCTAAACATTCTATTATTTTTATTTTGTCTAGTGTATATTTATCAACTTGAAGATAACCAAGTTCATATGTTGGGTTAAAACTATACTCATCCACAATAACATTATCATTATTTTTATCTATTATGTATAACCCTATATAAAGGTCATTATCATATTCATAAAAATAATAATTATTAATTATAAAATCATTTAATGTAACCATATAACTCTTTTACTCTTGAATTAACAACGTATCCACGATGACCAACAACTCCGGGTTCACTTTGTTTTGTTATGGCATATCCGCATTTGTCAAGAATATATTTTAAATGTTTGTTATTATTGATATTTCTTGGTAGATATTCCTCAAATATTTCTTTTTGCCCATATGAAAGTAAAACATTATAGAAATGTAGATCATCATTTTTGTTACTGATAATTGCTTGGGAAACTAAATTTTTTACATCTGTATCATCCCAAATTCCTTTGGTATAATTAAATGCTACCTTATATAGTTTACATTTTTGAATAAAAGATCTATCATTAAGTGAATATTCTAAAATTTTTACCTTGATATCGGAATCACATTCTTTAATTTCAGAATCAATTTCCGCAAGAATCCTCATTGCTTTATCAGCATCAGTATCCATAAGCAAAGCGGTTTTATCTATATTATTTAACATTAAAAACTGATTTATATTACTATCAAGTAATGATTGTCTATCATCTTTAATAATGTTTTTATATTTCATTAAAACATTTGAACCAAATGTATAATCAACTGTTCTAGGTTCTTTTAGAAAATGATATTTCAATAACCAAAACATTGCTTGTTTATGATTAAACTCTAAAATATTTTTAAATGTATCAATTTTAATAGCTTTCTTTCCAACTTCAGATAACTTTGGATTGCCATAATTATCAATATCAAATAAATAATTTTGCTCAACAAATTTTCCAATGTTACACATATACTCATCTCTAATATCATTATAACTTGTTTTTAGATAATTTGTTTTTTCTTTAATGAACATATGAATTTCTTTTGTTTTTCTTGTTCTCTTAATCATTTGAATTGAACTAATTACATCTGTACTCATTGAACTATCATAATGAAAATGATAATTTACATTATTAAGATTTGATACACCAACTGTTAATGTTGGACTGTATATTAAAACATTCCATTTATCATGTTCATCTTGTTCAAATAAATCATATATTAATTTTTTTGTGCTTTCTGGTGTTTCAGCAGTTAAAGTAACAACTTTTAAATTATGATTTTGTAATAACAATGAAAGCGAATTAATGAATCCTAATGATGTAGCTGAAACTGTTATGTTATTTTTACTTGCATGAAAAATTAATGAATTCACAAAATAGTTAAAGTCATCATAACTATGTAATGTTGTAGGATCTCTATAAATGTTATCAATCAAATGCATATTGGTATCTTTATTTGATAATAAAAAATTCTCATATCCAGTTAAGAATGCATCTGCAATAACCAACTTTTTATTAAAACAACCAAAGAATTTAGAAATATTAAAACTTGAATTATTTAGATTACTTCTACTATGCATCATTAATGAAATAAACTCATCCATAATAATCATATCAAAAAGTTTAATGTTATATTTCCATAAAGAATCATACTGACAAATTAAGCTGTCACCTATATCATACTGATCTTGATTATAAACTTTAATGTTGTATTTTTTACCAAAATCTTGAGCAACAGAAATTCTATTTGTAATAATCAAAACTTTCATATCAAGTTCATGTGCTTCTTCAATAATATGACTAATGATTGTACTTTTACCTGTACCCATTGGTGATCTGATACTTAGTAATCCATTTTTATTATGAAGGAATGTTTGAATACTATCATTAATTTCATCAGTTACTTCAAGAAATTTTTCATTTACTGTAATAACATTTGTGTCAGTATTAAATTGAAGAAACTCATTATCATAATTCAATTCTTTTTTCATCAATTCTTTTGCTGCATCTAATTTTCTAACTGCATCATAAATGTTGATAGTTTTTGTACTGTTATTATGGTGCATAATATATGGACTAGCACTAAACCAAAAATAACCCCCAGGACTCTTTTGTTCAGATGGGTGTTTAAATGTTATAGTTCCATTTGGATTATTTTTAATAGCTGAAAATCCCATTGTTTGAAACACTTTTAAGCATAATTTTTCTATTGTATCTGCATTAATATCTTTAAGTTCATCAATGTTAATTACAATACCATCCCCAACATATTCTTTTTTAATGTCATTGATATGCTCAATAGCTTGTTTTTTAATATATTCAAATCTATTTCCAGTTTCATTATTTAGAAAAACTGAATTCTTCATAATTGGTGCATTTAATGTAGCTTTTCTTGTTACAGATTCATCAATTGAACATAAATGTTGCAGATCATGATGAATTACTGATAGTGCCATCTTTGCATCTTCAAAAGCAATACACTCAGTAAATAAAATGCCTTTCATATTGAAATTGTTAATTCCATTATATGATTTACTTTCACCGATGATAACTTTATAATCTCTAAAATATTGAAGTATTTGCTGTTTATCTGATTCTGATTTTACATAATCAATATCAAGCAAAAAATAACTTATACAATCATCATAAAAAGGGTCAAGATTTACCTTTCGTCTAAAAGTTCTGATTGGCTTTTCTATTTTTGCTAACGGAATATTAAGAATAAAATGATTAACTAATATTGAATATAATTCCAAATTTGTCTGTACTTTAAAGGTTTCAAAAATAAATGTATTATCATCAAATGGAGATACTGGAGTTTTAGAAGCGGTTTTTTTGGCATTAAAAATTGTAATGCTTTCCATCAGTCCATCCTTTTTGTTTATTATATAAAAAACTTAATTAATTATTAGGCTGTTATTGCCCTTTTAATGTAGTATCAATTAAGTATTTTACTATATTTATTTTTTGTTGAAATTGTAAATCGTTAGTTGTATCTTGAATATCAGACAATAGTCCCAATATTAACATTTTGGTATCACGATTAAATTTAAGTGTTTGAGCTACTTGTTCGGCAATTATAGATTTTGTTGTACCAAACATTTGTATTTGTTGAAGTTCTGTTTGCATTTATTTAACCTTGTTTTGATTTTTTATATTATATCAAAACTAAGTTTAAAGTTAAATAAAATATTCGGGGTAATTTTCTTTATATATTTCTAATAGTTGGTCTATTTCTTTAACACGCAGTTTATCTGGCCATCCGTATTTGTTATCAATCCAAGGAGTTACTAAAATTTTTCTTTCAGTTAGCAACTTCTTGATTTCTTTTTCTGGGTTTTTTGTTTTAATTAACAATGAAAATAGAATTACCTTTCACTTTAATTTTAAAAGCAGAAAGCAATTGTGTAATTTCTTCTTCATCATATTTTCTAGCAAAATCTATTTGTGTGCCAAAACCCGTAGGAGTTACAAGTTTTATTTTATAACCGTTACCCCTTAAAATTTCTTCAGGTTTTTTTGTTTCAGCTTCAACAAGAATAGTTTTATCTTTACCTTTATATGATGATAAATGTTCGTCAATTTCTTTATTAAGTTTTTCGTTAACTTTAAACATATCTACAAAAGACATTTAATTGCCTTATAATGTTACGTTAAATTTATATAACATTTCCTTGCCAGTTTCATGCAATGGAGATGCAGCAATACCAAATCTATTAAATAAGAAATAAACAGTATTTCCAGTATCAGGGTCAATTGCATCTAAAATTTGTGATTGATATGGTAAAAATGCAAGAGATGATCTACTTGGATTTTCTCTATCGATTAAACCTACATAAGCGGTTGTACTTGTTGCATCTGGATTAAGATAATAATCAGTTTGTCCTAATCTTGTAATGAATAAACCTCTGTGATCTTTATCCCCAGCACCACCATAAACTTGTGATAGTGCCATAATTCCAGCTAAAGGTTCAGCAGGTAAAATTGCGAAAGAATCATAAGTTCTAAATGATTTTTGATTCATTTTTAAAAGTATTTCTTGAACTCTTTGTGTTGTTTCAAATAGATTTAATTCAGCATTTAAAGAATCAGTTAATGATAAATCACCATAATCTTTAGAATTAGTATCTAAAAAATCTAATAATTTTTCATTCTCCATATCATTAGCAATACCTTTAAAAAGCTTACCAATAATATTAACATAGTCTTTAGCAAAAACATTTTTAATGTCTTGGATTACTTCATTTGTTATACCAGTTTTAACAGGAACAGATGGGTATACTTCTATATTTCTTCTAACTATTTCAAAATCTGTTGTGCCTGATTTTTTTCTAATATTAAATAAACCACCACTTGGTGTAATAATTTGAGAAACCGAACATACTCTTCTAGCAAGAGATTCAACTGATGATTGTTGAAACATTCCATCAACAGTTAGATTTGCATCAGTGCCTTGAATATCTCCAATATCTGTTTCTATGATTAAATTTTGGATATTTTCTATGTTTTCCATATTATATCTTCCTTTTTGATTTATTTATATTTTCTATAGGAAGATATTTTATTTTATGGATTAATCGTTATCACAATGATTTTTGAATTCACAATATTCACAAAGTCTTGTTTGATTTTTATTAAAAACAGTTTCTGTTTCTGCAGAATTAATTATGGTTAGTAGTTCAGTTATGTAAGTGTTTATGTATTGTCTTTCCAATATCATTTTATTTTCAACTTCATCATGCTCAACATATACATATGAAATGTTTATTTTGTTTATTGATTGATATTTCTGAAAGAAATAAATTGCATAGAACATTAATTGATTATAGTCTTGATATTTTTCATCTTTTTCTTTTCCAGATTTCCAATCACACAAATATAATTCATTGTCTATTAAAGCAATATAATCAACAGATCCTCTAAATAACGCAGCTTTATCATTATATAAACAAGGTTGTAATTCTTTGGTTAATCCAAAGTCAAATTCCCTTGTACTATTAATCGTAAGATATTTTTGTCCTAATTTTGATGAAATAAATTTATCTGCTATTGATTGATATTTTTCTGCTAATTTATGATTACTTTGATTAGGATAATGTTCAATAATGGAATGAATAGCTCCACCTTTTAGCAGAGCTGTCATATCAGTTTTTTCTGGTTGTACCTTATCAATGTAGATATATTTAAATTTACGATTACAGGATTTGAATGAATTTAATTTGCTAAATGAATAAGGTGAATACTTCATAATATTACTTTGCTACTAAAACGCCAATGATGTTATCGATAGATTGGTTTGTTTCAAGCCATTCTTTAATTGTGTCAATTTCAAATTTTTCAGAGTCAGATTTTTTCTTATCAATTTTAATTTTATTT